GAGATAACACCACTTGCAATAGCGATTCCATTAATGATCTTTTGCATTGTAATTAATTTCAAAATTGTTTAAACCCTTCACTTCTGAAGGTGAACTATTTATCACTCCAAACTGTTCACGTTCTTGAGCATCCCAATCTTCTTTAATTTTTTCTGCCTGTCTATCCACGTCTTCCATTGTGTTCTCTATCTTCTGCTCTATCCATTCTTCTTTAAGATATGCTACAAGACCTAGTAAAAGATGATTGATAGGAAACCTTTGTTTCTTTGCCCATCTTTCCATCTTGGCATACCAAGGATCTACTCCTTTCCCAAATTGTTTTTCAAATTTAAGTAACGTCTTTTTCTTTTCCATCTCGGTAAATAAAATACTACGAAAGAACCAATCCAAAAAATTGCTAGTAATGATATGTGTAGTAGTCTGTTAGAGTTTACTATTAGACCAAGTGTTACAAGTCCAATCCAAGTGTAATCTAACGTACCGTGAAGACGATACCACACATTGCTTCCTAATTTGTTAATGACTCTTTCTCTTTGTTTTGCAAACCACGGTGACACGTGACGCATCATCACGAATCCTTCGTTGAAGAACATAACAAAAAAACCAATCCAGAATATCATTTGATTTTATCTACTAATTCAGATTCATCGATTGCTTCTCGAATGATTCTCTTTAATTGTTTTGCTTGCTTCTTATTAATAGATCCAAGTGATGTATCTATCTTTACCTTTACCCAGTAAAGACCTATAAGAACAAGTGTAAAAGGAACTGCATCTGCCCAAGAGATTTCATTCCACGCTTCTACTACGTTTAATACTGAAAACATAATTTAATCCTAACAATTTTTATTTAGGTCTTCTGCCATATTACCACCAATCTCTGCACCTTGATCGCCACCAAACATCGCTACCCAACCTGCTGCAACCCAACCCACAAAGGGAATACTACTGAGAGTAGGAGCAGCACTAGCACCAATGCTTGTACCAACCAGTCTTCCAGTTCCTTTTGCAGCACCAACCGCTTCTATACACGCTACGTTCTTGTCTGTGACAGTAGAAGCACCTTGACTTGCTTGAGATTTTTGTATATGTACATCTCCATCCATTGTATATTCTTCTACTATCTCTGTTTTTTCATTTGCTAATCCTAGGAAACCACCTTTCTCATCAAGTTTAGTTGTCTTATACATTGTCTTTGGATCATTTCCAACGTAACTCATCTTGTATCCATCTTTATCTGCGGATACAACGTATGATGTATAAGGAGTTATAACAGGTGGATGTATGACAGGATATGTTTTTCTAGATGCTATCATACCAATCATCCCTATATGGGATACACCTAATAACGTACCTAAACCTAGACTAAACCATTTCATTTTGAATCAGGAGTAATTTTTATAGGTGCTGACTCTATTCTTATAGTCTGTGCAGGAGCAGTCTCTGATGCCTTGGCAATAAGAAACTCCATATCTTTTTTAGATATGTTTGCATCTCCACTACCATCACCTGATTTCTTTTTCTTACCCCCAGTCTGGACACCAAAAGTTGCCAAAGTTCCTGTGAAAACCGAAGCTATGAAAGTTGGATCGATCTTTTCTCCTGCATCATAACCTGGTATTTTAACGTAGTTCAAAGTTAAAATTCCTGCGGACCACACGAGAACGATCACTCTTATCAATGTCGCTAAGTACATCAGTTGCTCTTCTTTATCTTCTGCAACTTCTTTAAGTTTACCTATAGGACCTTTAGGTTTCTCTTTTACTTCTGCCATTACAATTTAGGGTAACTAACCCTATTTAGACACCAAAAATTTTCTAGTTTTCTTTAGATGTTTCCATTCAGTTCTTATTCTTTCGTATGCGACTTCTTGTGTTATCTTACCTGACATTTCCATTGCACACACATACTCAATCCTTTTAGCAAAATCCCTTACTACCTCTCCTAGTTCATCTGTCTCGTACAATTAAGATTCCTCCGTTACTTTCTTTTTACCGATGTTATATTTAGATTCTAAGACCCACTCCTTCTTATCTCTAAAAGAAATAACCTTGATTTGATTTAAAGGTGCAATATCTTCGACTCTATTCTCATCTACCATTACAACTAAACCCCAATCAGACAACAGTTTTGTAATACGATTCCTACGTTGTACATCATTAGTTGTTAGATTAGAATGCTTACCATCTAAAGCAAATAGTTCTTTGAAGTGAACAATATAATACTTACCTTTCTTATGTAATATATGGCAAGACTGAAATAGTTTTTTCTCTTTACGAGAAGCAACTCCAATTCTTGTTAGTGTCTCTCTTACCTTGAGGAAATCATCAGGTTGACGTAAAGTCACCTCTACCATTTGCTCAGGATCCCACGAGATTTCTACATTCTCGTCAGTCATCTTTTGCCTCCTGTATTCATTTTAAGTTTAATCAAATCAATTTGATCCTTTGTCAGAATCCTCAACGCATCCTTGGTTTTTTCATCAGAGTATTTAAAGTAACTCTTTACTATTTCAAAGTCCTTTATCTTCTCTTTTCTTTCCCAAGGAGAGAAACGTCGTTTCTTCCTAAGGCTATTTAGATAAAAGGAATATTGTAGATCTTTATCTAAGTGAAAGTGTGCATTCATTTCATTAGCGTACAGAACTGTATCTGTAAAACCACTAAGACATTTGTTTACAATGAATGGAGGATAGTTCTTTGCCCAGTCACCTTCACGTTCTAATAAGTTTTCTTTAGTGTGATTAACACTATTCAAATAATCCTTTAAAGGATAGTCGTCACGTTTGCTCATAATAAATCTCCTAGGTGAATGTCATCGCAAGGATGTGTTTGAAAGACAAGACTATATCTACGTGGAAATGCGTCTCTCACAGGAGGTCTTGCCATATGTGGAATGATAGATTGAAACTTTATCATTCTACCTGGATGAGGTGCTACTGATTTAATTATATCAGCAGTATCTTCTTTTATAAAGACGGTCTCTCCACCCATATTAATATTCCAGTCAAGATTAAGATAAATTAGATATGTTACACCTTGATCTACATTTGAATCAACGTGTGCTTTAGGGCAATCAGAATGTCTGAAACAATTATACAAACATTTTCTTGCTTCAATATCTAATAACTTAAAAAATTTATCTGCTACAGGTTCAAAGTTTGGATATTCAAATGCTTTGCCTAGAGTATATGCGTGTGCATTTTCTGGAGAGTCTGCTAGGTGATCCCAATCATTATAAGAATCCAAATAGTAAAATCCTTCCTGTACTAATCTTCTAGGAAAGAAATCATCAATAACTTCAATCAACGAACAACTCCTCTAATGGTGACTTTATACTATAGTTAGTAATTAATAATTCTTTCTTTCTAGTATTATCTTCTCTGTGTTGCATTCCATACGTAATAGAATATTTTTCTATTGTATATTTCTTGAATAATTCTTCAATGTTTTCGTTGATGTTATAAGTAATCATCCAGTCATTTGTTGTTTCTGTACAATGATATGCAAACTGTCTGTGATCAAAACCTTTGTGCATTGTTCCACCTTTACCACCATATAAAAAATCTTTAATATCGTATGGAGGATCTAAGAAAAGAAAAGCATCATCACCAAAACATTTTTTATAATCTAAGTTAGTTATCTTCCAATCTTGAATCAGTTCTCCATAGTAAGGTAAGTTCTTAATACCTTTCTTAGTAAAATTCTGTACTGATGCCTGTGGTGAAAATGATGAGTTCTCTGTTAGACCTGAGTAGGAACATTTATTCATTACCCAAAAGTAAACAGCAGACAAAAACATATCAGAGTCATTAACTCTAGTCTTTGCTGCGTGATATAGTTCTCTTGCTTTATCAGGAGTATCGTGATTCATCTTCAATCCCATTAGGGCATCAGATAAAGTATCAGGATCTTCCTGTAATATTGTCCAAAAATTATATAGAGGAACATATAAGTCATTTACCCATACAGGTATATCTCTATATCTTTTTGTAAATTCTATAGCAGTAGAACCACCACCAAGAAAAGGTTCTCTGTACTCTGTCATACGTGGCATTTTATCCACGAGCATTGGTGCTACTCTAGACTTTCCACCAGGATACCTCAGAGGAGTCTTCAATGATTTCATTACGAATTTAATCTTGTTATTATATTACCACTAACTGATACTCTTTGTCCAGTAGATTTGTAGGGATACACACAATGTTTTAACCAAGCAGGAAAAATAAAAATATCACCTACCTGTGGTTTGATAGGACCAAACTGACATCTTGAGTGTGGTAACTGTTCTCCATAGTTAAACACGATCGAACCTGCTATCTCTGGTTCATCATACATTCCAGGTGGAATATCTACATAAACTACAAAACTAAATTCACCTGCGTGATTATGTATAGGTTGCCAATCATCTGCACGTTGAAAATTTACCCAGATAGGTTCTATATCAATATAGTTTTGATTAGTATATGTACCAATATGCTTACGTAATTCATTTAAGTCACGTTTACTTGGATAGATGTAATACTGTTCTTCTAGTTGTCCTGCTAATATACCAGACGCATCTTGAGATGGTTCTGCTTCAAAAGCATATCTCAATAAATCTAGTCTCACCTCTTCATCTATTTTATCGTGATAAATTTTAGGACCGAAAGGAGTTAAGATCATTAGTTTACTTTTAGGTTTACCATATTCTGCCCATAAGGACCAAAGTTAATACCACCATCAGGTAGAGCATTCCAAGCAATAACAGCACGTGGTTCTGGACCGTGATGTGGTACAGACCAATGAATCATCCAACTTGGCCAGATCAATAGTTGACCTACAGTTGGTTCTATCGCTACAGCATTCTCATATGTTCCACTAATAATTTCTAACTGATTCATCGTACGTGGTGTCAGAGGGTCCTGGAAGACCGTAGGAGACCCCTCTGTGAGGTAATAGATACCAGACAGGTATGAAAACGGATGTCTGTGTGCTTGATGACAACCACCGCTATCAGGTCCACTTACATTTCCCCAAGACATACAGACCTTGAAGTTACCTTCAAACTGTAATTGTTCTTCAGTTTTTATATCATTCAAACATTGTTCAAACCATTTATGTATATCCTTAAATTCTTCTCTCTCAAATAAATCCCCTTTAGTAGTCTCTACAGTATTAGGAATATTAAATAACCCACGTTCACATTCCATAAGGGTCTGTAAAGTAGGTTCTACTAAATCTTTATTATCAAATGAATAAAACTTAACTGGAAAGAATTCGTGTGTGTCCATAATAATTGATATTCAAGATAGTTCTTGAAGAATGTTTTCTAGGTGCATTACCAGAGTGATACATACGACCATCAAAGATTACATACTTTCCTTTCTCAGGATCTATGTATTGTTTAGGTCTGACGTTCTCTGGATTTTCACCATACCTTTCTTTATATATTGTAGTTGGACCATCACTATTGTCAGCATAGTAAATCATAACCCAATGTCCAAACGGTGCGTCAACGTGTGGTTGTGTAGGTGGTACTTTATTTTTCATAGTCTTTGCTGCACGTACACGAATTAACTCACCAAAATCTCCATCAACATTCTTTACCATATACTTCCATAGTTTATCGAATACTATATCATATGCGTTTGACTTTATCTGATTGTCAGTGACAATAGTATGTGCAAAATATGGATGCTCTTCGTATCCATCTAGTTGTAATACTTCAGCAGTGCCATTATAAAATGAGGTCTTTTCTTGGTAGAACCACGGAAAGGTATTATCTCTACACAAGACCTCATAGATAAAGTCTGCTATATGATTAGGAACGTATCCTACTTGTATTGACATTGCATCATCATCTCGGTTAGGAAAGCAACTAGGTTAATTTCTTGATCTGCAACAAATGCAGTTTTGTATTGATAGTCAGCAATGATTAGAACTGCCTGTGGAATACTTTGTGGTTGTAAATGATCATATAGAGAATCATAGATAGTTCTCATAATAGAATTGGGATCATTGTCTAAGTTAGATACAACCCACTTACGCATTTTTGTAAACTCTTTTGTTTTTAGATGAGTTACTAAATCATTTAGATTGGTTGCTTGTTGAACAGCAAGAACACCTGTATCAATTTTTCCAATAGAAGAATACCTTTGCAATTCATTTAAGGTTCTTCTAAAGTCAGGAAAATATTTCTGTACTAGAGCAGCAACAACTTTAGGTTCATAACCTACGTGCTCTTTATCTAGTATAGTTTTTATGCTAGTAAAAAATTCTGCTGCAATAGTTGCTTTCTCTTTTCCTGTAACTGAAAAATCAATTACACTACATCTTGAATGTAATGGTTCAATAATTTTATTCTTATAGTTACAAGTAAAAATAAATCTACAGTTACTACTAAACTCTTCTATAGATGCTCTAAGTAAAAGTTGAACATCGTGAGTAGTATTGTCTGCTTCATCAATAATAATTACCTTATGACTTGCAGATGATGCTAGAGACATAGTAGATGCAAAATTCTTTGCATTGTTTCTAACAGTGTCTAAGAATCTACCTTCATCAGATCCATTGATTACATAATAGTCTGCACCAATCTGTTCACACATTGCTTTTGCAACAGTGGTCTTTCCAATCCCAGGAGGACCTGATAATAATAGATTAGGTAGTTCTCCTTTTTCTACAAACTTATTTAAAACATCTTTTATATTCTCTGGAAGAATACACTCATCAATAGTTTTGGGTCTGTATTTTTCAACCCACAAAAAGTTACTCATTATGAAATCCAAGAAGGTTTGCGTTCTGGTCTACGAAGATAATTATCGCACACCCAAGGTTTAGATGCAATATATCTTTTGTATGCTGTAAAAGTGTCGATAGTATTATCGTACTTGAACTCGTCATACATTGCCCTTACAAAATTTGTAGGTGCAGGACTATCAGGAAAAATAATATCAGCACACTCGATAGTATATTGACAACTGTGTGTCTTACCATAACGATGAGTGTACTCTGCACATAAGGCAAGTCCGTGTTCTATCAACCAACGGAAGTATGTCTGTGCCCATACTGTACAAGGGTGATTACGAAATGCACCTTTGTCTGTTTTGTATGGAGCACCATCTAACTTAGGTAAAACACCAAAACCGTGACCCCACTTTTCTGATGCAACAATAGAAAGCATTTGACAAGTTTCTAGTGGCATTTTGACAATGTGTTTGTCAGGTAATACCTGTGCTGACTTTACAGGGTCAGCATTTGTGACAAAAATATTCATTCGTTAGATCTCCATTCTTTTCTCATCCTAACATAGGTGTCGCATTTCGCAACAATATCTCTAATCTTTTTAAATATTTGTGCCGACTTAGCATACCTACTTGTCATATGATCTGGTTCTTGGGGTCTTACATTGCCTTCATCATCATATTTCTTGCCTGTGTTATGATTAGCATAACGTCTTGATCTGGTAAAACCCATCTCCAAGAATTTTCGACACATATCCATACCAATAAAATCCTCTTCATCTCTGTAACCGAGATACATCGAGTAAATTTTATTGGATGATGTTACTGCTTCGTCTGGAGTTTTGAATCTCCAATGAGCACATATATCATTAGTATAAGGGCGAACCAAAAGGACTCCCTGTTCTCCTCTTCCAATACGATAAAGGTTACGAGTTTCCTCGTCTGTAAAATCAAGTCTCTTGTAATCGAGTCCATAATCAAATTCTTTCATCTAGTCGAGTGCGTCTAGTTTACCGTGCTTTACAGGTTTGTGGTCTCTCATACCACCGTGGTTTCCGTCTCCAGGAAGTTTACCAGTTGCTATGTAAGTAACTGCATCAACTGATCCTTGAAGTCTAGTAAGATCTTGTTCGAGTTTTACATACTCATCATACCACCCTTGCAACTCATCTTTTCTAGCATTGAGTTGTTGGATACGTTTCTCAAATCTTGCCAACAGTTGTTCTGGATTCTCTGTTGGTTTTGGAGTGTCGTGTTTCTTAAGTTTCATTGTGGTTCAAGAGCGATAAAGTATTGCAGATCACGATTCACTGCATCAAATAGAGCACATCTATTATCATAGATTGTAACATTATATTCTTCGGGTTGCAACCTAAGATTCTCTACTTTAAAACAATAGCAAAGATCATCTTCAGTTGTTGTTCCTACTGGCACTTCATAACTGTTAGATGTCTCATTCTTTTTATCACATACAGTTAATACAAGAGAACCATTCTTGGAATATAAACATAAATCTTGAACTGCATAAACTGATGCTGCACGTAGAAGATTATCTAACACATTAGGTTTAAGAGTAAACTTAACTGTCTTAGTGTCAGGTAGTTTAACTCCATCTTTAGGAGGTTGTACTACGAGTTCTGGGTCGCTGTAGAAGAAGTTTGATTCCGCACCCGATTCATCTTTGATGATAACCTTACTGTCTGAACTGAAATCAAAGATAGGGTTCTCAAACATCGAGAGACCAGAGAGAAATACACCGAGGTCATAAATGGGGACTTGTGTAGGAAAGACTTCTTCGACTTCAGCAGAAGCAAATATGTTTTTGTTAACACTGATCGTACGGATTTTAGAACCAGGATTGATAACAATAGATTTGTTGATCGTCGCAAAATTTTTAAGTGTGTTGAATGTGGATTTAGTTAATTTAACTTGGGTCATTGTTGTCGGACTTATCAGAGAAGTGTAATAAGAGTATAGCATAGTGAACGATTTTAACAATGTCCTTCCTTGCTGTTCCCTTGCGGTCGTAACGAGAAGCATACTTTAGAATATTACTTCTACAGAATGCTTCAGCATCACCAACCGATTCTATAATGTCAAGAGTTTGTACTTGTCCATTTGAGTAGTGACCTTCATAGGTCTTTTCAATGTACTTGTAAATTTCTTTGAGGAGTTTGTCCTCTTCATACTTGAACATTATAAAAGGGGGTTTATACCCCCTTAGTATATCAGTCTTCCTTTTGGAAGTCAACATCTATCTTATCATAGAGTTCTAAGAATGCTTGCTTAGTCTCATCATCGAATCTATTGATGCTGTACTTGATTGCATCTTCTTTCTTATTGAAGATTGAGTATGCACGCATAATGTGTACAAGTCTACGAGTAGAGATCACTTCATCAATACCGCCATCGTTGAATGTCTTACGGATGACCTGTGCCCAATCACATAGACGAGATACAAAGTCTTTGTCATTGATCTTTAGATCAGTAGCGATCTTAGTAAGAATCTTATTCTCAACAGTAACTGTTGGATACTCTTGCTCTAGTGTGATAGCAAATCTCTCAAGGAATGCTTCGTTAAGAACATTGGTGCCGATGAATCTACCATCGTCAGAACCTTTACCTTTAGTATTAGCAGTTGCAAATACATTGAATCCATTAGCAGGTTTTACATACCTACCTAGTTTCTTAAGGAATACACCTTTACCTTCTAGTACAGATTGTAAGCAAAGAATTTTGTTTGATGCTAGGTCAATCTCATCAAGGAGAAGGACAGCACCTCTCTCAAGTGCTTCGATAACTGGACCATTGTGCCATACAGTATCTCCATTGACTAAACGGAAACCACCAATAAGATCATCTTCATCTGTCTCAACTGTGATGTTGACTCTTACAAAGTCTTTCTTAAGTTGAGCACACGCTTGTTCTACACCGAATGTCTTACCATTACCAGATAAACCAGAGATGAATGTAGGATAGAAAACGTTTGAACTGATAATCTTTTTGACAGCAGTGAAGTTACCA